GTTAGATAGGGAGGACGACTTCCAAGAACGGCTGTTGCAATTTCCGAAGCTGTTGGAGGACTCGACCTTTTTTGACAAGGAGGAACAAGCCTTTGTCAAAGACATGTTTCTGCACATGCTCTCGCTGACTTTTATCATACAAAGGCATAAGGAGGAGATAGTGGCGTTCTGCGAGGAATACAATAATTTAGTGTTTAGTGATTAGTGATTAGTGGTTTAAAAAGTCCTTTCCCGATTGGGGAGGGGCTTTTATTTTTGCAGGAGATTAGTGGTTAGTGGTTAGTGGTTAGTGGTTAGCAACTGACAACTAACCACTGACAACTAATAACTAAGAGAAAGATGAGTTACGAATTATGTAATATAGGGGAGGATTTCACGCGTGAAATCCGCCATGTGCTGCTCTTTGAGGCGGCGAGTTTTACCTTTAACCAAAATCTTAGGGCGCTTACCCCTGATCCGAATGCTGCCCTTGTGAAGCTGCATGTGGCACACCCGAGCGGCTATGGCCGTAAAATCAGTATCAAAGAGCAAAACCATAACGACTACTTCGATATGAAGGTTACTTTTCCTGTGTATGAGCTGAGCAAGGAGGTACGGCTGAAGCTGATATCTATGCACAAAAAGCGTAAGTATGTGGTGGCGCTGGTATCGGCTCAGGAGATGCTCGTGGTGGGTAACCATAGGGAACCCTTTAGCCTTACCATAGATGATGACATCGTGGATAACGGTACGGGGAAGGATCTATTTACCATTAGCCTGACGGGGCAAACGATCATTTTCCCAACGCTTGGGAAGATTACGGAAAAATTTAGGGTGCTGATGTTCTTGCCGCCGACCAATTAAGTGAAAAGTGAAGAGTGAAAAGTGAAGAGGGCATTAATGATTAAAAAAGCTGTCCTTTGGGAGGAGAAAGGGGTGTATTACCTTTGCGGAGGTCAGATAACAGTTGTTAGTTGTCAGAAGACAGACGACAGTTGCTAACTACTAACCACTAAGAACTAAAAAACATGGTATTAGCGATAGAAAAAGAATATTTGCTCTCGATCATTCCTGGGCTTGTAAAAGGGTTTAAGGATAATGCTTTTGCGGCTTCTGAGAAACTGGAGACGGATTACGAGGCTAAGCTGGAGGTGCAGGCGCGTAGCGGGAGTGCTAGCGGACGGGATACTTTCCCCGTAGTGGTGGATATATACGGGGCGATCGTTAAGCATACGTCCTATGACTATATAGGTACTCAGAGCTATGGGCGCTACCTTCGGCAGTTGGACGCACACCCAAGTGTCTCGGCTATCATCTTGGATATAAACAGCGGCGGGGGTATGGTCTCAGGCACGGCGGAGCTGGCCCACATCATCAGAGGGATAGAAAAGCCAATCGTAGCGTATACCAATGGGTATATGTGTAGTGCAGCCTATTGGATTGCGGCGGCCTGCGATAAGGTAGTGAGTAGCCCCTTTGCCGATGCCATAGGGAGCATTGGCACCATGCTGCATACGCAAGACTACTCGCAGCTATTCGAGAAGTGGGGTGCCAAAATCTATGAAGTGTATGCTCCAGAGAGCAGCGAAAAGAACAAGCTATGGCGGGACTTGGTGGCAGGAGATGATACTCTGGCCAAGGAACGCCTTAGTGAGCTGGCAAAGGGCTTTATTAGCGCCGTGCAAGCATACCGAGCAGACATCAAGGACGACGGGCGCGTATTCAAGGGAGCTGTATATACTCCAAAGAGGGCGCTGGAGGTAGGCCTAGTGGATGAAATAATGAGTTTGGAAACCTTAATAAGTGAGATATGAAATACGTATTGTTATCGGCGCTCTTGGGGAGTGCCATAGAGGAAAAAAAGCCGCTCTTTGGAGGTGAAGCCTATGTGAGCCTTACCGCTTTGCAGCTGGCCAAGGTGGAGGCAGCCCTTGCAGCGCAAAAAGAAGCTGCTAGCGGGGAGCAAGTGGCTGCGCTGAAGGGAGAGATTGCCACACTGAAAGCCGCGCAAGAGAAAGTTGCCACAGAAGGCAAGGCGCTGAGTGAAGCCCTTGGCGAGGCGATGGCTCTTAATAACCTTAAGAGCCAAGGAGACGCGATCGCTGACATTGCTACCCTTGGGAAAACATGCAAGGAGTATGGGGATAAACGTCCCGTACATACCCAGCCGAGTAATGACGGGCACGAACAGCAGGCGAGCTGGGACGAAGTAGTGCATATGGAAGATTTGCACAATCAGTTGTAAGAATTTAGAATAATAATTTAAAAGTAAGAATATGCCAGATTTTATAAGCATAGAACAAATCAAAAACGAGTTGGTTCGTTATGGAAGGAAGAACCCTTTCGAGCTACAAGCGGCGATTCTCTCAAAAGATATCCTGCTGAACCGATATGCTAAGACCTTATCAAAGGTCAAAGGAGAGTATCATATTCCTTATGTGCTAATGGATAATGTAGTGCAAGCCTTTTCGGATACTTGGACTCCGTATGGTAAGGTTTCTTTTGGGAAGAAACTACTTAAAAACTTCCAACAAAAGATGAACTTCCCAATCAATCCTTACAAGGTATATAATAGCTGGGTAGAGGAGCTGTACGAAGAGGAGAAGAAGCCCAATGAGATGCCTATCAGCAAGTACATTATGGGTTTGGTACAAGAAAAGATCATCTCAGACTTGAATGTGGTTTCGGTTATAGGTAAGTATGATCCTGCACAGGTGGGGAGCACTACTCCAGACTATACCAAGACCATGGATGGGCTCAATGAGGTAGTCACCAGAGCGGTGGCGGACACAGAAAACCCCGTTTTCTTAATTCCCGTGGATTCCTCCGCTACCATAGTGGATAGGGTAACGAAGTTTGAAAAAGGGTTGCCTGACCAAGGGAAAATAAGCACTATCTTCCTCTCCTTGGAAGAGTTCAACGACTATGTAGAGGCGCGTGAGACCCCCGCCAACCAGTACATAGATTTCAATGATCCACAGCGCGGAAAAACAAAGTTTGGTCGTACCATAGTGGGCGTGCCAGGACTGAAGAAAGGGCGAATCATAGCGTGGTACGATGGGAACTTCTTCCGCTTGTACGATCGCAAAGACAATCCAGCGCTATTGGACGATGTGCAGGTGCAGGACTATGTAGTGAAGCTCTTCTCCCAATGGCACTTGGGCTACGATTTTGCGGTGAACCAGTACCTATTTGTAGAAACAGCGGATGCGAGCAAGCACAGAGGGCTTAACAACGCTGATCAGAACAAGCTGTTCTACCCGAGCCTATTTTTATAATTAATTAGACAAGTATGGCAAAAGATAATGAAAACAGAGAAGTTGCCCTTGAGGAGCGTGAAGCGCTCCTTGAGGGGCGCGCTTCGGATCTGAGTGCTCGTGAAGCGGCCGCAGATGGCAAGGAGTCAGACCTGAGCGATAAGGCTGTGGAGCTTGACCAAAGGGAAAAAGCCCTTAACGAAAGAGAACAAGCGCTTGATGAAAGGGAAAAAGCGCTTAACGAAAGAGAACAAGCCCCTGACGAAAAGAAAAAAGCCCTTAATGAAAGAGAGCAAGCGCTTGATGAAAGGGAAAAAGCGCTTACAAAGTTAGAAGCTACTTTGGAGGCTGCGGGAGGAAAAAGGGTATTACAGGTAGAGGAAAAGAGAGCGGGGCATGCTTTTTCCTTTCGTGGAAGGCAGTACCAGTTTGCCGACGATGCACCCTTGCAGATCCTCTTTGCTGGGCAGCGCTACACTCAGGAAGAGTTGGCCGCAGACGAGGAAGCACTGGTGCAGCTGATAGGCGGGGGAAGCGCGCTTATAGTGGTTAGTGATTAGTGGTTAGTTGTTAGTGGTTAGCAGCTGACAACTAACCACTAACTACTGACCACTGATAAAAGAATAAACTAAAAAAATAGAAAGAAATGGCAACAAATTGTTTTGATAATGCTCCGTTTGAGAGCTTGGACAGCTGTCCGAATGATGAAGTAAGTGGGGGTATCAGTACGCGTATACTCTATGCTCCTATTGCCTTCCTCGACAAGTGTACTCTCCCGCCTAATACGGGGGAGCTGGGTAAGGCTAACACCATAGAGGACGGGAACCTAACCCTTATCACGGGGAAAACGTGGAAAGGGATTGATGTACAAATCAACGAGAACGAACTGAAGACGAGCCTTGTGGGCAACGCAGGGAACAAGAAGGCGAAATCAGACCTTGAAGCAAAGATTCCACGCTTTTCGGACAAGGTGCTCGACTTTATCGGCCGCTATAAGAATGTGCCTATGATCTTTGTTGTGCCTGATGCTGTGGGTACTTTGTGGGTAGTGGGAACGAAGATTAACCCTGCCTTTATGGACTCGGCCGATGCTACTACGGGCAAGAAAGCCGAAGACGATTCAGGGGTAACGCTGAAGCTTACTACCAACTCCAAGTTGTACAAGTATGCAGGAAGCATAGCAGAGGGGTAGTGACTAATGACTAATGACCAGTGACTAATGGCTAATGATCAAAAAGTAAATAAGAAAGTGGCGGGAGCTTCCCCCTCCAAAGCGGAGGGGGAGGTGAAGCGCCTAAAGCCGAATTTGGCGGAGTGCTTCGAGGTGCTGCTGCCTGGAGGGCGTGTATACTACACAGGAGAGAAGGAGGTACAGGCGGGCTTGCAGATCATAGATCTCTCGCGGGTGCCTTACAACGCCCTAGTGCTATACCTTACAGGGTTTAAATACTTGGCGCTGAAAGAGGGGGCTGTAGAACTCTTCTCGGAGCTGGGCGCAGCAACCCTTGAGAAGCTCATCGCCCAAAAGCGGGAGCAGTACCCTAAGGATGTGCCGTACCTAGAGCGAGCGCTTCAAAGGAAACGACAAGTGACAAGTGACAAGTGACCAGTGACTAATGACTAATCACTAACCACTAACAACTAACAACTAACAACTGAGATATGGATTATAGAGCACAATATAGGCAATTGCTTGGAGAATTGGAACGCCTTGGGGGAGACCTTCGGGGCGTTCCTCGTTACTATTCGCTAGAGGCAGAGGCAAAAGTAAGACGACTCATCAAAGAACGACAAGGCGGGGGTGGAGCGCCTCCACAGGGCGGGGAGCCCCCGCGGGCGAAAGATAAGGGCGAATTGCCATTCGCCCCTACAGCTGGCGGGGAGCAGGGCGGGGAGTCCCCGCAGACAAATAAGGAGGGCGGAGCGCAGGGCGGGGAGCCTCCGCGGGGTGGAGCGCCTCCACAGGCAAATAGTGGGGCGGCTGACCTTATAGCGGATTATCCTGTGGCGCTGCATGGGGTGTATAGGGCCAAGCGGGAGGCGTGGCTTCGGGCATGTTCGCTGAAACTTACACTGAATGCCATACCTATGGAAGAGGAGGACAAAGCGCGGGAGCTACAGCGGCAGCTCTGGCAGCTCTTCTCAGCTATGGACAACTACGATGTGGGGCTGCAATATTGGCGTGATCATAAGAAGATCCTTGAACCACAAAAGGAGGATTACAGCCGCCTTACCCCCGTGGAGCTGGTACAGCGCCGCAATACGCTACGGAGTAATATCGTATCACGAGAGAAAAGCCTTGCCAAGTGGGAGGAACAAGTGAAGAGTGAAGAACTAAGCGTAAAGAGTGAAGGAGGAATGACCGGGAGGAGCTTATGGGTGCTCCAGGAGAAGATTGCCAGAAAGCGGGAGGAAGTGGAGCAAATGAAACTACAAGTGAAGGAGATAGAGAAGTTAGTTGTTAGTGGTTAGTTGTTAGTTGTTAGTGGTTAGAAAAAGTCCTTTCCCGAATGGGGAAGGGCTTTTATTTTTGCAGGAGATTAGTGGTTAGTGGTCAGAAGACAGAAGTCAGAAGACAGAAGACAGTGACTAATGACGAGTGACAAGTGACTAACGACTAACCACTAATCACTAACCACTAATAACTAACAACTGTAAAAAAAATGGCAAAGAGAGTAACGACGGATTTGGTCATCACCGTTAATGGCAAGCAGGTAAAAGACAGCTTTGCGGGTATTTCCGCAGAGGTGAAGAAGCTGGAGCAGGATCTGAAGCACCTGACCCCTGGGACGGAAGCCTTTAACAAGAAAGCGGAGGAGCTAAAGGAGGCTAAGGCGCAGTTTGAACGGATCAAAGCAGAAGTACAGCAGGCTACGGCGGCGCTTGATCAGGTGACGGGGAGCGCCGAGCGAGCAGGCAATGCCCTTGATGCAGCGGGTCGCAAGAGCGCGGGCTTTTGGGAGATTGTAAAAGCAGTGGTTACGGGGAATCTCCTTACGGGCTTTTTTGGTCAGCTTGCGGGTGCAGCTAAGGACTCGGTGGGGGAGCTGTTGGAGATCTCCGATGCGATGACGGGAGTGGAGAAGACTTCGGGGCTTGCCGCTGAGAAGGTAAGGGAGCTGTGGAATGACTTTGACGAGCTGGACACGCGTACAGAGAAAAAGGAGCTGCTTGACATCGCCCAGATAGGGGGGCGCTTGGGGATTACGGACAAGGAGCAGCTGCGGGAGTTTACCGAGGAGATAGATAAGATATACGTTGCCCTTGGGGATTCGTTTCAAGGGGGCTTGGAAGCGGTAACTACCAAGGTAGGTAAGCTCAAGAACCTATTTGAGGAGACTAAGGAGCAGAACTACGGGGAAGCGCTGAACGCCATAGGCTCGGCGCTAAACGAGCTGGGCGCCAATGGTACGGCCAGTGAGGAGAATATCTCGGATTTTGCCACGCGTATAGGACAATTGCCAGGGGCGCTGAAGCCGACGATTTCGCAGACCTTGGGGTTAGGGGCGGCCTTTGAGGAGTCGGGGATAGATGCAGAGATTGCCGCCAGCGGGTACTCACGGTTTATGAGTGTGGCGGGGACGAATGTGGAAGCTTTTGCCAAACAGATGAAGATATCAGCCGAGGAAGCCAGGGCGCTGTTTGAGACCAAGCCCGAGGAGTTTTTCTTGAAGTTTGCCCAAAGCATGAAAGGATTAGGAGCGGAAGGCATGGCGCAGACGCTCGATAGCTTAAAGCTAAATACATTGGAGGTAAAGAAAGCGGTAGGGGTAGCAGGGGACAATGCCGATCGCTTTCGTGAGATGATGCAGTTGGCAGGGGAAGCGATGGAAGAGGGTACCTCCATACAAGAGGAGTTCAACAAGGTCAATAATAACACGGCGGCGATATGGGAGAAGATCAAGAAGGTATGGAAGGAGACATTTACGAGCGACCTCGTACAAGGTTTTTTCTCCTATATCGTCCAAGCGCTGGGCTGGCTTACAGGGGTTACGAGTGAGGCAGGCAATGGGGTGAAGGTGTTTAGGGAGCGGATAGCCTTTTTGTTTAAAACCTTAGTGGTCTGTACTGTGGCTGTGGTGAGCTATAAGGCAGCAGTGAGCCTTGCCGCGGTAGCTACTAAACAGGCGTGGCAGCAGTCGCTGCTGTATAATGCAGCGCTGAAGGTCAAGACGGCGACGATGGCGGCCCTTAGAGGTGCCACGCTGCTGCTATCGGCAGTTATACGAGCTCTTTCCTTGAACTTTAAAAAGGCAGGAGAATCCATGCAGGCCCTTAACGCTATTGTGAAAGCCAATCCTTGGGGGTTGCTTGCGGCAGCGGCAGCGGCAGTGGTGACGGCTATGGTGTTATTCAATAAAGAGCAGAAGGAAGCCAATAGGCAGGCAAAGCTATTTAAGGAAATCCAAGCGGAGGTCTCCAGAGCGGTGGAGGATGAAAAGAGGAGCATTAGTACCCTTGTGGGGATTATCAATGATGAGACCAGAAGCAGGCGGGAGCGGGAGATAGCCATGAAGAAGCTACAAGAAATTGCCCCAGAGTACTTTAAAACCTTGGATATAGACAAGCTCAAGACAGACGAAGGGCGTAGGGCAATAGACCAATATGTGGCTTCGCTGAAAACCAAACGGGAGCTGGAGCGGATACAGAGCAAGCTCAAGGAGAAGGAAGACAGCTTCGACGAGGCAAAGAAGAAGCATGTCAAAGAATACAAATCCAAGTGGAATCCTGTTACTTGGGGGAGCAACTTGGACAACTATGCAGATACTTATGAGGAAGAGCTGTCCAAACAGATGAAACCTTATATGGATCAGTATATAAAAAGACAACTCACAGAAGAGAAACTAAGAGAGATCCACTCAGAAAGGGAACGCTACCTAAAGGCTTTCTACAAAGACAAGACGGAGAAACTTAAGGAGCTGAAAGACGATATTACAGCCCTTGAAAAGGCAGAAAAGGAGCTTGTAGAAGCGCAAATCAAGCAGGATGCGCAAACAGCAGCCCCTACTACCATAGGAGGCAGTGGTACAGACAGCACAGGAGAGGGCAAGGGTAAAAAAGAAAAGGCGAAGGACTATTCCAAGGAGTACGAAGCGGCTAAGCGGGCGCGATTGGAGGCAGAGCAGGCGCTGCAAAAAGAGATAGCCCAAGGGCTGGAAGAGAGCCTTGATAAGCAGTTGGCCACTACGGAGCAGAAGTACAATGAGAAGAAGTTCAAGTTGCAACAAGAAAATGCCACGCTGGAGCAGGAGATAGGTACGCTTGCGGCGGAAAAGAGCAACGATCCCAATCGGGAGAAAGCCATAGCCGAAAAGCGTAAGCTGATGGAGCTGAACAAGCAAATAGAGATTGCCTATGAGCAGCAGAAGGAGCAGGAGCTGCTGCAAGTAAGGGAGAAATACCACGCCAAGGAAGCCGAGCGCAGGGTCAAGGAACGCAGTAAGGAAATAGAAGCCCTACGCCGCCAGAAATCCGAGGAGATCATAGAGATACAAAGCCTAGCGGACGCCAAGGCACAGCTAAAAGGGCAACTCTCGGAGCGGGAGCTGGCACAGATAAAGACCCTTGAGCAGGCCAAGAAAGCCCTAAGGGTGCAGGCGGAAAAGGAGTTACTGGAGGAGAGCCTTAAGAACTTTGAAGAGCAGAAACAGATTCTTATGGGTTACCTCTCTACCCTTACAGGGGAGGCAAAGGAGAAGCTTAAGGAGGACATCACACAGATAGAGGATAAGATGCTCCAAGCGCGGGAGAAGCTGGACGATATTAAGAACAACAAAGACGCCAAAGAGGAAAAGGCAGCAGGACAGGAGCTGGAAAAGGTGGATGTGTTGGGCTTTACGGCTAAGGACTGGGAGGATACATTCTCCCACTTGGACGAGATGAGTAACCGCTTTAAGGCTGTGGATATGGTAG